CCCTTCGAGTGACGAACATCACCCCCATTTTCGTGTATTTGTGTGTAACGTCACATGAATATGTTTGACAAAGTTCACGTACTGTGGTAGGTCGGCGGCAGGCGTATTAATAAGCGGTCTTATTGTCTGTACAATAGGGCCGCTTATGTTAGGACATTTGTTGTTGTGGTTCAGTTCACATGTTTCTGGGTTGACGTGCGGAGAATGTTGGTGCATTATTAATACATGAACGGGGCGGGGTTAGCCCGCCGGGAATGGAAGGAACTGAGATGAAGGAAATCACGATTCGACCCGATGAGCAATATGGCGGACATTGGATCGAAACGGACTCGAAGACTTATTATTTCTCACAGGGCACCACACTTACTCAGGTGTTTGATATGATGGAGGATGAAGACAATGTGGGAAAATGTTAACGGAGAACTTATCTGGATCGACAAGGAAATGGGATGGCAGGAAAATGAACGACGCAATTCTGTTGGCGATGATAAAGTTTGTTCTTGTGGTGACGTGCGCAGTCATGGCGACCGCCTTAGTGCGGGCGGGGTTGCTGTCGGTGTCGCTGGGGGTATGATTGCTGCGAAGGCGGCGCCTAGGGTTGGGAGTTGGTTGTTGTGGATAGCGATGTTTGCTACAATTGCAATGATTTTGTGGTGAGGTTTCCCAAGTCGTTTCACATTCGAGTTTACGACAACTCACTTAGATATCGCACACACAATGTGATTCGTTACAAGACTAAGTTTGCCAACGTATTTACATACGCAGTGATGCGGTCACAGAATAAAGTCACAGTGTGGACAAATACGGATACTATTGTGGGGCGATACGAACAGCAAGGAACACATAGGGTTATGAGTTTTACTCCAGATACACATATTCAGAACATTGTGTGTTCTTTAATTACTGATAAGAAACGGTGGGCTGTTCCCGAGGACGAACCGCGATCTATTGAAGTTCCACTCTTTTAGATTCCCGGCTGGACGGGTAATACCAGAACTCTGAAATGAAATCAAGCCATACACGAAAGGAAACGATCATGGCTGTTGTTTACTCCTCTCTCTCTGACGATTTCGCTGGCAAGAAGGCTTTCTTCACGGCTCAGAACTCGGCTGTTTCTTTCAAGGAACTGCGGGGAAAGACGATTGAAATCAAGGATATTGTTATCACGGAGGATGACGTTGTTGATACGGACACTGGTGAGGTTGAGACGCGTCGTGCGATTACGGTGATTGACAAGGACGGTAATGCGTTCGGTACTTCGTCTCAGACGGTGGTTGCTCAGATTCAGCGGCTTGTGGATATTCTGGGCGACGTTAAGTCGTGGCCAGAGCCGGTGGCTGTTGAGATCGGCAGCGCGAAGTCCGGTCGCGGTCGCGAGTACACGACGGTGACTCTGGCCTGAAGGGTCATGTAGGATACTAGTTGCCCCCTGCCCCTTAGGGGGCAGGGGGTGATTGGTTTGGTTAGGTCTCATTGGGGTAAGCATTATAGGGCGTTTAAGCGTGGCGCTAAGAATGTTCGGAATACTGCGAATGATATTAGGTCGTTTGTTGGCTCCCTTTCTTTTGATCCTTTGCCGGATACGCTTTCTGAGGAACAGGGTAGTTCTCGGGTTAAGTCGGCTAAGGCAAGTCAGCGCGAACGGCATAGGTCTGAGTTGGACAAGGCGCGTGAGATGCTTCAGGTTGAGCGCGATAGGGCCATTAGGAAAATGTATCGGATGGCCACTAGTGATGATGGCGCCGATATTCGTGGGACTAAGTTTGATCCGTTGGGTAAGTCTGCTGTAGGAAAGGTTACGTTGAAGAATGCTTCGAGAGAACTTGAGCGCCTTAGTGAGTTTAATAATTCTAGTAGTGTTTGGTATTATAGTGACCGTCACGGTAATCCCATCTCTGCTAAGGACGTTCGTCGTTATCGTGACGCTGTGCGACGCTATAATGCAGATATAGACGCTTATGAGAAATCCGTTTCGGGAACACGACTCCCCCAATTAGGCGACGCTAGTGTGGGTGATTGGATTAGAGATTTTCGTCCAAAGAAAACTTATCTTGCTGGAGGTTCACATTATGCGCTTGAGCGAATGAATCCTGATAAGCGATCTGTTAATTTTGAGTCGGCTGAGGCAATGCGTGAGAAAACCAATCAGGTTTTGCGCGATATAACCGCTAAGGGCAAGCAAGCGAAATTGACTAATGCTAAGAAACAAATCGCGGCGATGCTTGATGTTATTGGTGATCCTGAACTGTATGACATTCTTACCGACATTCCTGACGACGTACTGTGGTTAATGTGGACAGTTAATGCCGATTTCGCCAATCAATTGTCCTTGCAGTATGAGGCAGCGAAAGAAGGATATTTCGAGAAACGCAGAGCGGGCGAAGATTTATATTACGAAGACGTAGAAGACTCAAACAGCGGCATTAAGAATCTCTTGAAGGAGATTCATTCAATCCAGATTAAACCGGAGGACGATTTCAGTGGTTCGCCAATCAATAAGCGCAAGGCCCGCAAGGGCCGGCGTTAGGCGTAGCCACAAGAAGGTTCCTTCGTTTTGCGCGGATTTTGAGACGACCACCGTTGAGGAGGATTGTCGTGTCTGGTCCTGGGGTATTATTCAGGTAGGTAAACTACAGAATTATGTTGACGGGACTACCCTTGACGGGTTTATGTCTCACATTTCCGAACGGGCAGCACACATTTATTTCCACAACCTCGCCTTTGATGGCACATTCATTCTGGATTGGTTGCTTAAGCATGGATATAGGTGGACCAAGGACTCGCCTGGGGTGAAGGAATTTACTTCCTTGATTTCGCGCATGGGGAAGTATTATTCAATTACCGTGGTTTTCGAAACAGGGTATAGGGTTGAGTTTAGAGATTCATTTAAGAAACTACCTATGTCTGTTTCGGCAATCGCCAAGGCATTCAACCTGCATGACCAGAAACTAGAAATTGACTATGAAAAGCATCGCCCATTAGGATACATTCCTACAGAGCAAGAGAAACGCTATCAACGGAATGACGTTGCGATCGTCGCCCAAGCACTCGAGGTTCAGTTTGCAGAGAAGATGACGAAGTTGACGGCGGGTAGTGATTCGCTGGCAACCTACAAGAAGATGACGGGGAAACTTTTTATCCGTCGTTTTCCGATCCTCTCACCCGAGATCGACACCGAAATCAGAAAAGCATATCGTGGCGGATTCACTTATGCAGACCCAAGATTCTCAAAGAAACTGAATGGCGCCGGAAGCGTGTATGACGTCAACTCTCTGTACCCCTCGGTTATGCGAACAGCCCTACTCCCCTACGGAGACCCGATCTACTCGGAGGGCTCCCCTAGAACAGATCGTCCGCTATATATTGCTTCAATTACGTTTACAGCAAAACTTAAACCCAATCACATTCCTTGCATTCAGATTAAAAAGAACCTCTCCTTTAATCCAACGCAATATCTTGAAGAAGTCCCCGAACCAACAACTGTTGTAGCAACAAACATTGATATTGAATTGTGGAAAAAGCATTATGATTTCAAGATTTATTCGTGGAATGGAACGTTTGAGTTTCGCGGCTCACATGGATTCTTTGACAATTATGTTGATCATTTTATGGAGATCAAGAAAAACAGTACAGGTGGATTGCGGCAAATCGCAAAACTACATCTAAACAGTTTGTATGGAAAGTTTGCAACTAACCCCGACATTACTGGAAAACACCCTGAACTAAAAGATAACAGAGTTTCACTAGTAATGAATGAACCCGAGACACGAGACCCCGTTTACACTCCGATGGGTGTTTTCATTACTGCGTATGCTCGAAAGAAAACTATCAGCGCTGCACAAGATAACTATGAAACCTTCGCGTACGCCGACACAGACTCACTACACCTGATTGGTCCTACAACTCCCCCGGATTCACTGTGGGTCGATCCTGTAGAACTGGGCGCCTGGAAGCATGAGAGTTCTTTCACAAAATCGATTTACATTCGCGCGAAGCAGTATGCAGAGGAAATTGATGGTAAACTAGATGTACACATTGCGGGGATGCCCCGGAACGTGGCAGCAACACTTACGCTAGATGACATGTTGCGCGGCGGTTCTTGGAGTGGTAAACTGATTCCCGTAAGAGTTCCTGGGGGAACAGTCCTCAAGGATACAACATTCACACTCAAGATTGATTAGGTTGGTAATCATCATGGCACGTCCTGTTTCTACTCACACCACTGTTAAGTTCCGCCTCTCCAAGTCTGTCGTTGCTGACCTTGAGGAGATGCATTGGGTTCTTCGCAAGGATTCTTCAGATATTGTTGAGGCGGCGATTATTGATTATCTCGCCAAGAATGCTCCCAAGTCTGCTAAGTGATTTCTGACCGATTGCGAGGAAGCAACCTAATGAACTGGGCCTTGCTCGGTTGGGTAGCACCCCTCAGGATCACTTTCAGATAGTTGGGTATTGTGGTAGGCTAGGAACGTAAGTTCCTAGCCTACCTTTTTAGGAGGAATTATGCCAAAATATGATCCGCTTGAGGATAAGCGGCGACGTGACGTTGATAGGCAAGTAGAGCAAAGGAATCGCCGAATTATTGGCGATAAGGCTATCGAACAGAAACGGAAGGAGTATGCAGAAAAAAAGGCGGCACAACCTCAAGCGCCATCCCTCAAAGAAGCGGTAAAGAACCCGGTAGACGCTGCAAAGTCTATTGATGAGAAAGTTCAGGGGACTTACGGCAAGGAACGGGAGAAGGACGACAAGGCGGCCGCCAAGGAAGCAGCGGGGATGGAGAAGGCTAAGGCCGAGCAAAAGGCTCGCCATGAGGCCAATAAGGGCGTGACGCCTAAGAATCCCGATGACCTCGCCAATCCTAAGAAGGTCGCCGAGGCCGCTCAGAATCAGAATGGTGGTCAGCGCACTGATGAAGAGTGGCGCCGGATGGGTGAGGACCCTAAGGACCACCAGGGCGAACAGGCTCACGATCCTGGGGATACTGATGGTGACGGTGTTGAGGTTTCTTCGGAGAAAGGGAACAATAAGCCGGGTGACCCCATTGTTCCTGAGGATGAGAAGAAAGACCCGTTTGCTGACACCAAAGAAGCATGGCAGAAACTTACTGAAGTTTTCGGTGAGAAGGTTTCTAAACTTCAGACAGAACTTGAGGCCAACCTAGGCCAAGCCCTTGAGCCAACAGACAGAGAACTCAACAATCCTTACGCGGGGGACGACGTTCCCGAGTCTAAGGAGATGCGACTGGATGATGTTAAGGAGACGCTGAACAATACTAAGGACGCCGGCGAGAGGATAGGCAGGGACTTGGGCACCGTAGGCAAGGCGGCGGCCGGAACGGCGGGTACTGCTGCGAAGGACGCTGGAAATGCTATAGTTGATGCACTAGACATTGATACGGAGGCTGCAAAGAGTACCGGAAAGACGTTGGCAGGATTGTCGGGCCTGTTTTCTAGGTCCGATAACGAGAATAGCAAGGTTCCTGATTCTGGTTGGAACCCCAAGTCAATTACCGATTTGTTTAAGGATAACTGATTATGCCCCAGTTGCGTGACGACACCAGTAATATCGATATTCTTAATGCCATCAGGAGTGATGCGCGTTATGACTATCAGAATATGGTTCCTGAGGCCACTAAGGCCAACATTCAGGAGACTATCGCGGGAATCATGTCTGATAACATTACTCGAAATGAGTTTATGTCAGCCATGATTAACCGAATTGGTTCTACCATCGTTCGGGACATTTCTTGGAAAAACCCGCTTGCCGTTTTCAAGCAGGGAATGATGAACTTTGGTGACACGATCGAAGAGGTTCACCTTGATTTCATTAAGCCCACCATTTACGAGGAACAGCGCGACTACCTTGAGCGTGACGTGTTCGGGCAGGCCCCTCCCCCGGCTAAGAGTGCTTTCCACACTCTTAACCGTAAGGAGAAGTTTAAGATCACGCTTAACCGCGATGTTCTCCGTAGGGCTTTCCTTTCAGATAACGGTCTTTCTGAGATGATTTCTCAGATCATGTCCGTGGCCGCGTCATCTGATGAGTGGTCGGAGTTCTTGTACATGACGCGTCTGTTTAAGACCTACGATGATTCGTTTGGTTTCTTTAGGATGCAGATTGCTGACCTCAACCAGTTTGAGGTGAATAAGGATAAGGTTGACACCGCACTCAAGGCTCTCCGAGTTGCAGCGAATAAGATGATGTATCCGACGCCAGCATTCAACTCGGCCGGTGTTCACTCTTTCGCTCGACCTGAGGACCTGGTGCTTATTGCGACACCCGAGTTTAAGGCGAACGTCGATGTGACCTCGCTGGCCGGGGCTTTCAACCGTAGCGACGCCGAGGCGCCGTCTCACATCATCACTGTTCCTTCAGAGGTTATGGGGATGGATGACACTTCGGCCATTCTTACCAGTAAGCAGTTCTTCGTTATCAAGGATCTCCTCCTCGAGAACCGGAACGTCTCTAACCCCGAGGGCTTGTACGATAACTACTGGCTGCATCACTGGTCCATTTTGAGCGCCTCACCGTTTACCCCCGCGATCGCGTTCGGGACTAAGCCGAACACGATTGTGGTGACGCCCAAGGCCGAGACTAACGCCGAGATCGCGAACCTCACGGTGAGCCGTCCTGACGGATCTCAGTCCACGATCATGCCCCCTGGAGCTGTTCGTCAGGCGGCGATTCAGTGGAAGACCGCGCCTGCCAATAAGGGCTATGCGACGGATTGGTATCTCAAGAACGCTAAGTCTAAGGGAACTAAGGTTTCTAACGATGGTGTTATTACTATCGGACCCGATGAGCCCGAGGCGTTCCTTATTCTTGGCGTGAATGTTGACACCAAGGGGCTTAACGGCAATAAGCCCGCGAACAAGGAGATTAGTATCCAGGTCAAGAAGTGACCGTGCTACAATAGAGCAAGGCCCCAACCGAAAGGGTTGGGGCCTTGCTTGTTAGGAGGATGTATGCCGAATCAGATTTACGATATGCCCCCTGAGACTAACGCAGGTCTTTCGTTTGATTATTCTGTGTGGTCAGCAGGGACTTTGCTTTCAATGGTTAATGTTCCTTTTGATAACACGTACCGCGACATCATTGATTGGAGCACATACGGCAGGACGCCGCGCGATTATGTGCGGTCTTTGCCTAAGCGGAATAAAGTTGAGTTGTCTAAGATGACTTATCTTGCACAGGGGCGCCCTATTCGTATTCCTACACCGTTCAGTGTTGCGAACCAGTTTAACTATGTGATGGTTGAGAACCCTGGCAAGCCAGCCGACATGCCTGGGTTTGAGGGTTACACCCCCACAACATTTTTCTATTTCATCACATCGATTGACTATGTTGCGCCCAGCACAACGCAGTTGACCCTCCAACTTGACGTGTGGTCCACATACTATTCTCGCATCAGTTTTGGGTACGCTTATCTTGAGCGGGGACATATGGGCGTTGCCGCCGTTGACTCAAATGAGAGTTATGGCCGGAAGTGGCTAACTCAGCCTGAGGGTCTTGATCTCGGTGGTGAGCACCGTATTATTCGGACGTACCGGAAGACACTTTCCAGAGTGCATGAGCAAGATTATTCTGTTGTCGTTACTTCCACAGTTAACCTTGACAAGAATCAGGGCTATGGAAGTGAAAGCAATCCTAAGGTGAATGTTGCTTTCCCTAGTAATGCTGAGGGACTGCCTAATGGGGTTATTATTTATGCTTGCAGTTACGACCAGTTTAAGCAAGGAATGTTGGGTTTAAGTAAGTTTCCGTGGGTTGCTCAAGGAATTGGTTCCATCACACTGATTCCTAAGGAAGTTGTTGACCTAAATGCCGGAAGCCCTGTCCCCGTAGGGGACGGAGGAAATGTTGGAACTTGGTCTATCATGAACAAGTCTTCCGTTTATATCACCAAGGATTATTCCCTTAATGACGCTAATTTCCGCGACGAACTACTCCAATATGTTCCGGAGGAATATCGACAGTTTAAGAAATTTGCCACGGCTCCTTACTGCATTCTTGAGTTGACTACCTACTCGGGCAACCCTGTTGAGTTCCGCCCCGAGTCCGTTAAAACTCCTGGCCTTAAGATTCGACAGTATTCACATATTGCACCTCCTAATCCTGCTGTGTTTTTCACTCTCAGGGACTACAACAGTGTGGCTGGTGGGAATGTTCTGGATATTCGAGACGGAAAGGTCAGTGAGGAAATTGGTGAAACGTGGGATATGTGTACTGGGTATACGTCACTGCCCACATTCTCGGCGGTTAACAACTCGGCATTAAATGCCCTAGCGTCCAGCGCGCACACTGCAGCAGCGCAAATCAATAACGCAAAGTGGCAGCAACAGCGCGCCCAGCGCGCGGCTACTGCTAGTCGGGATATTGCTAATGCAGGTATTGCTGCAACGGCGGCCGGTGCAGAGAACTCTATGTGGGGTAATTCTGCTATGGCAGACTCTCAGTCGCGTTATAACAATATGAGGGCAACTGTGCAAGCAGCGCAAGGTGGAATTATGGCGCTCGGCGGCGCCCTTAGCCTTAACGGGCAGGCCGTTGGTGCGGGTATTGCTCAGTCGGCTACTGCTGGGGTTAACGCCATGATTTCTAATTCTCAGGCACAGTCTACTGCGAATATTCAGAATCAGTTGGCTAGCGGCGCGTCTCAGATCAGTCAGACACAGCAACGGGCTGTGCGTGATACTAACTATGAACTCGCACAGTTCACGGCTAACGGAGACTACGAGACGGCCATTTCTTCAATCAATGCCCAACGTCAAGATATGCAGGTTATCCCTCCTGCCGTTGTAGGACAGACTTCGGGCTACATTTCTCCGATGGTTGCCCACGGGTTTGTTATTGATTGTAGAATGCGGTTCATTTCAGAGAACGCCATGCACGCGATCGGCCAGTTCTGGTTGCGTTACGGGTACACGATGAATACTTGGGTTAAGATTCCTGATACCCTTTCTCTCATGACCGAGTTTACTTACTGGAAACTAGTTGAGTGTTATCTTGAGCGGGGCGATATTCCCGAGAATTTCAAGGGAACTATCCGGGGCGTCTTCGAGAAAGGTGTGACGGTGTGGCGGTCTCCTGATAGGATTGGTAGGACGAACATTAAGCGTAACTTCATTGATACGCGAGTTAAGGTGAGACTAAATGGCTAAAACCGATTACGTTAAAAACGGAATCTATAATAAGATTATGCTTAAGCCCCCATCCTCGAGCGAGGCCAGACAAATTCAGTTGGAGCACATGTACAGGCGTCAACTGATGGGCAAGTGTCTCTCACGGTTTACCTGGGAGGGATTGCCTAATGGGATTGACCCGCGATTCATTGAAGCAACTATCTTCAACAACGCATACTCTGTTTTCTATTTCGATACAATGTTTGAAATGTTCATGGCAATGCCAGCAACCATTTCAGGCCCACTAGACATTCAGGACAATCCCACGGGTTATCGCGTGTCTCGAAATGGGATTTACTCGCGCGAGGTTAAAGCCTCGGAGAGTGTGTGTATCTGGGGTAATCAGGTTCGCGAACCAGAGATTGATGTTGTTCTGTCATATGCAGCGCGACTTGCTCAGATTGACAGAACAATCGAAATTGATCTGCTTAACGAGCGTAACCCCATGATTGTTGCGTGTTCCCAGGACCAGCGCCTTACTGTTCAGAATCTCATTTCTAGGATTTATGACGGTGAGCCCGTTGTGTGGGGTACCGAGAATATGTCTATGGACAATCTAGCAAACATGATCGGGGTGTTTCCGCTCAACCAGAATGCTGGCGCGGGCGCCGTCTCCTCCATTAAACATATGGAGTCCAAGTCCAAGATATGGGGCGAGGCGCTTACAATGCTCGGAATCATGAACGTCAATTCTGAGAAGCGTGAGCGAATGGTGGTTGAGGAAGCGGCTGCGAACTCTGGCCAGGTTTTGGCGTCGCGTGAGTCGTTCATGAAGCCGCGGCTACTTGCTTGCGAACAGATTAATGAGATGTTTGGTCTTAATATTTCGTGTTCTTGGGCCGTTGACGATAACGCGGCGCCGAACATGTCTGACTATCTTGCCGAGATGAACGCAACAACCTATGGAGGTGAAAATGTCGGTAACAACAATGCTGCTTCGTGACGTTGTCAGGATAACCAATGACCGTATTGGCCTCGACAATTACCCAATTTTCGATGAAGCATACAGGACTACGCTTAATGATCGGATTAAGCGCGAGTACTGGTTACAGGAAATCGGGCACGAAACGATTGATATTTTTGTGTGGCGGATGAAGTTGCGGATGGACTTGATTATGCCCCGGTATAATCGAATGTATTTAGCGGAACTTCAGAACACGGATCCCCTTGAGGGCAATCGTCATTACTCGCGTACTGGCCAGGACGGGAAGTCTCAGAACTCGGGGATCAATCACCAGACTGGTAGTGGTAGTGGGACCAACGAGTCCAAGGGGCGCACAGTTGGTTCTGATACCCCTCAGACACGACTTGCGGGCGATGGCGACTATGCCACGTCGATTAGCGACGCCAGCACTAGTGGTGGTTCTACGTCCCGGAACGAGTCGGACAGTACGTCATCGTCAACGTCTAACTACCAGAATAACCAGAACTCCGAGTCGTGGGGTTACTCTGGAAGCAAGGCGCGGGCTATCGCTGATTATCGAAGTACTCTAATTAATGTTGATGATCTAGTTATCGCAGATATTAGTGACCTATTTATGGGTATCTGGGATAGCGACAACCCTAAAACTCCTGGGGGACTTATCGGGAGTGGAATCTACGGATATGGTATTGGAGGATACTATGGCTACTGGTGACGACATTCTCGGTAACATTGACCGGGCTATGTGGCGGGTTAACTCGCGGTCCATTAACAATGTCACACCGTTCACTTATGGAGATGGGCTGACATACATTGATGTGCTTGAACGAATTCGTCGAAGTGTGGTTGACGTTATTGAATTCACTAATAACTTTGGCGACGAACAGGACAAGGTTGTTAAGCGAATCAATGATGTTGTTACAAACTTCATCACCGAGATGGAGAAACTGCACAACAACTGGGACTCTTCCGTTAATGCTAAGCGCGCAGAACTTGAGACGCGCCTCAAGTCTTTCGAGGACAGAGTTGTTACAGCGCTGTTCACTCCTAACAACAATGATTTTACTATAGATGCTCCAACAGTTGGTGGTGGAAAACTACAGGTTCCGTCAAAGAAGTGGCAGGATTGGGTTGGCACACAACTAAACGAGATCAAGTCTAGTGCTACCGCCCTTAGCGGTGACGTGACTAGTCGCCTTGCGACTCTTAAGCAAACTGTGGACAATAATTTCTACAACAAGACTGAGAGCGATAAGCGGTACAATCCCCTCCATCGGGTAATGTACCCGCACTCGCTAATCATTGGTTCATCTAACGCTGAGAGCCGAGGGTGGCCCAACGGAACCTGGGAGCGCTGGGTTACCGCTAAGGGCGAGATTCCCCACAACTACGGCTACTCTGGTGGTGGATTTACCAGCACTCCCGACAACAACTTCAACACGCAGATTGATCGCGCTATCTCCGACTCTGTTGGTGACCGCGCACGCCTTACGGGACAGATCTATATCATTGACATGCTTAACGATATTCGTGGGCAGAAAGACATTCGTGAGTCTGCCACCACGTTTATCAAGAAGGCTGTTAGGGCTTTCCCCAACGCAAAGATCTATGTTATTCCGGTCCTGTACAATGAGCACCCGCTCAACAATGACTGGAATATGGCAATGAACTGTGCCACTGCAACCAATGTGCTTAAGGAGGTTCTTGAGCCCTACGGTGCGCTGGTTTGCGAGGGGTCAAGGTCGTGGTTCCACAATGGTAAGAACTCGCGATACTTCCCGGACGACGCTGGTGTCCACTTTGGAACTGCTGGTTATGAGTTTGCACAGCGACAGTTTGACAACTGGCTTGAAGGTGGAAGTGGTTGGGTTGATTTCGGTTGGCACAACCTCAAAAATGGTGCAAGTTTTGATCGGGTCAAGAATGACAACAATCTACAAATGTTTATTGCTCGAAAGCGCGACACTGTAAGCATTCACGGAATCTTTTCGGTAATTCAACTTGAAGCATTCTTGACAATGTTTAATGTTCCTGCGTGGGCAAGGCCCTATCGAAACATGTACATTACGGCATGGGATAATGCCACGGCGTTTCCCCTAATCGTTGACAATACCGGGGCGCTAGTTCCGGCCGCAAGACTGAGCGGTGAAAAGACATTCGCCGTCAACGCAACATACCCCATATTCTGAGGACATGGTGCTCCCCTGATACAATCAGGGGAGCACCGTCGTTTAGGAGGGAAATCGTGGCTTGGGACGCTACCGCAAAGAAAGTTGCTGTCAAGGCAATTGGTCAGGTTGAGTCGTCTATGAACTACGCGGCAATCAACTACAACGACCCCATCACCGTCGGCTTAGCACAGTGGTATGGAACTCGCGCCGCCGCCATCCTCAACCGTATGCGCACTGCCCACTCGGCCGAGTATGCTCGCGTAGACGCGGGCCTGCGTAGTCGGTTGGAAACTGTCTCTGAGTCCTCGAGTTCGTGGAATACCTACTACCTCAGTAGGGCGGCTGGGGACAGTCTTCGTGACCTGTTGCTTGCGAGCAAGGATATTCAGGGTGACCAGATTACCAAGGACCTTGAGTCGTATTTCAATGTTGCCAAGCAATATAACATTAATCCTGAGACGGACACCGACGCGTTTATTCTCTGGTGTGTGGCGTATCACCAAGGGCCTCGCTATGCGTTACAAGCAGCAAATAACTATTCTGGCGGCGGCCTTAATCAGATGTACAACGCCATTATGGCTAACAGCGTTCTGGGGCGATACTATAATCGCTACAATAGTGCCAAGAACATTATCGCAAACAAAGACACCGGCGGCGTTGACGTTGGTGTTGGCGGTGTTAATGCCCCTGGAAATGTTGGGGCTGTGGGTCAAAATGGTCAGCAAGTAACCGTTGATGGTGGCAAGGTCATCATTACCGCAGATGATTCAAACATTCTCACAATGCGATCAAAGTTCGGGATTCATCGCCTATACTCTAAAGGACACAATCTGTGGGAAGCGAACATCGGCGAGATCGTCCAGAACATCGTGGGCGGGCAGGCAGGAGCTCCTACACCAGGAGGTGGAGGAGCGGTCCCGTCTGATGGCTCCAACGGAGCCAAGGCCCTCGCGTGGGTCCTGGCCCGCCTGGGCAAGTTCGCATATTGCCAGTGTCCCGGCCGCCAAGACCCCGACAACTCAGGAATTACCGACTGTAGTGGGCTCATGTACGCAGCCTACAAGGCCACCTCAGGCACGTTCGTAGGCACGTGGACGGGCGACCAGTACTTCCGCGGACAGGCGGTCATTGAACGTGGTTCTGGGGCCATGACGGCCGCCCAGAAGGCCCTCCTGAGGCCCGGCGACATGATCGTAATGGCGTGGCGCTCTACGGGCAGTGTGTACCCCGAAACCGATCACGTAGAAATGGTTGTGGACCAGAACACCACTGTAGGACATGGCGGTAACCCGTATTATGGTCCCGTTAAGAAGTCTATAGACAATCTAAGCGCCACGCGCTGGTGGACGGTAAGGCGACACTGATGAAGAAAAAGTTTTCCTATTATTCTTTCTCCAACGTACTTTCGTATGCGGGAGTGTTTAACATGATTATGGGCGCCCGTGGACTTGGAAAGACCTACGGCGCTAAGAAGATTGTTATCAAGAACGCAATCAATAAGGGCCAGCAATTCATTTACCTTCGTAGGTACAAGACTGAACTCAAGGGGCGTAACAGTTTCTTCGCAGACATTCAGCACGAATTTCCCGATGAAGAATTCCGCGTCAAAGGACAGTTTGCGCAGAGAAAGGATGGAAAGAAATGGGAGACCATCGGTTACTTCATTCCACTATCTACAGCACAGGCAAATAAGTCTATTGCTTACCCGAATGTGTATACCATCATCTTTGATGAGTTCATCATCGATAAAGGCTCACTGCGATATCTTCCCGATGAAGCGAAAGTCTTCATGGACTTTTACTCAACTGTGGACCGTTATCATGATCGTGTGCGATGTCTCATGCTCTCAAACGCTGTCAGCATTATGAACCCCTATTTCATTCGATTCCACATTGAACCCAAGGAAGGAATTAGCCGTCACGCTGAAGGATTCATCGTCACCGACTTTGTCAACAGTGAGCAATTTCAGTCCGAAGTTGCACACACTCGCTTTGGTTCATTCATCACGAACTATGCCGAGGACTATGCCGACTACTCCATCTCAAACAAATTCGCAGACAACTATGACGACTTCGTAATGAAAAAGACCGGAAAAGCCAAATACGCATTCTCCTTGCGATGCCCCGACGGTGAGGTCTCCATCTGGATCGACGGGGGCACATGGTTCGCCCAGCGCCGCCAGCCCCGTGGAGATAGGGTAAGATGGGCCTATAAGGTCTCTGACCTGCGCGAGGGGGAGCGGCTACTGATGTACGGTGACAAAGTGCTTAGTATCATGCGCAGCACGTACAGAAAGGGTCGTCTTTTCTCCGACTCGCCAGAGACGCGTAATATGTTCGCTGAAATCTTTATCCGATGATACACATTAGCCCCACTACAATTGATGTCGCCCTAGTTCTCGGCGTCATATCCCTACTAACGATCGCAGGGAGATTCATCTACCGTGCCACGCGATTCATGGACCACTTAGCGACCATGCTAAATGCTTGGGACGGGAAAGGCGGGGCACCTAGTGTCCTAGACCGGCTTGAAGATATTGAAGACAAATTAAAAGATGTGCAATATCACGTCAAGCCAAACCACGGCGGCTCAAGCGTAGACGCGCAGAACCGCCAACTCAGAGAAATCATTTCCTATCTCAAGGAGAAAAACAATGGGTGACCACGAGGCCCCTAAGCCGCCCTTCATCCCCGACGCATACCGACTCTGGCTCTACGTCGTTAGCGCCGGCATTCTCGTATGCCTCGGTGTCTGGGGCGTGTTTGACGGCGACAAGATTGCTGCGCTCAACTTCCTGTTTGCAGCATTCTTCGGTGTTGCCAGCCGGAACGTTCCCAGCAAGGAGTAATTATGGTAACTCGTGCAGATATTATCTCCGCTGCGCGCTCAGAAATCGGGTACTCCCGATGGGCGGACAAGGGCGCGGGAACTAAGTATGGGCGCTGGTACGCACAGGTAACCGGCTCCCCCAGTTTCGGTGCAAGCGGTGTCCCTTACTGCGACATGTTCGTCTCCTGGGTACTCAACAAGGTCGGGATCAACTGGGTAAGCGCCTACGTCCCCGGCCGCGAGGCCCAGGCACGAGCTCGTGGCGTACTCATTGACAAGTGGGACGTGCGTCCCGGCGACCTCATCACATTCGACTTCGACGGCGTTGGAGTTGCGCAGCACATCGGAATCGTGGAACAGCCTCCGAACTCCGCAGGTGTATTCTACAGCATTGACGGAAACACCACGTGGGGAATTGGTGGACCTCAGGACAACGGTGGAGTTGTTGCCCGTCGTGAGCGCAATATGGATGAGGCCCGATATGGTATTCGTGTAGTTGACGACAACTCTGCCATTTCCAGTGGTGGAGACATTCGAGACATTCAGCGAATCCTTGGAGCGGTACAGGACAACGTTCTCGGAATTGACACTGAGAAGCGAATGTGTGCCGTAATCAAGGCCAGCAACTGGGGAGGACGCGAATTCCCCTGGGGCGTCGCCTACACCCAGCAAGTCGTAGGAACCACCCCCGACGGCGTATGGGGTGATGCCAGCGAAGCCGCCCACGACCGCGTCATTGAATCCCTACAGGGAGCCCTAGGGGTCACCATCGACGGCATATGGGGCCCCGAGACCTGGGCCGCCTGGGAGCGACTCGCACGCACCGCAGAACGCCCATAAACACTTATCCCCCGGAAGGAACCAACCACTTCCGGGGGATAAGTATATCCTCAGTTCTCAGCCGCAGTAGTATCAACACCAATCGCATTAAGCATCTCAAACCAAGTTTTGCGACACTGTTCGCCACCAGTGTGCCCATAGCGCTTGATAGTATTTAGGCCAGTAGTCTTATCTGAAAATACTACCCGATTATCAGGCCACCCATAAACGTCAAGCCGAAAATCAAGCCCGTCAATCAGAATACGATCACACCTGACAGCAATGCTGTATCCAGGCAGTTGATCTACCAGATTAAGTTTCTTAGCCAGTTCCCTAAAGTGATACATTAAATTACTCCCATACTTTCCATGCCCATTTCCAGCAACGCTTCATTTCTTTCATTCATCGAATCATAATGAACAATTGTTCCGCTTTCTGTCTCAAAATGATTCCACACTTCCATTGTATAATCATTAATCAGGCGAAATGCTGTGCAGCCACAATAAAGAATATTACAACCAGCAGAAGTATAAAACTCTCTCATTCCATAATGACGCAACTTTCTCTTAGTCGTCTGAATCGACATCACAATCACACTTCAACGACTTAACCCAAGCCGCCGTCCGCTCAGGAGTATCATTAAGACAAGTATGCTTAATATACCAATTGCTATCGCCAGTGCGCTCAAGAATTGTCTGTGTCATTTAATTTCTTGTCCACATTTAAGATGAAATTGGCAATTGCTGAATTAACAATATCGAATGCTCCCGTTTCTACTACCAATGAAAAACGTTGGCCCATGTAGATTACAATCCACGTCATAAACGGCGAATTGTTACGAGTGCTAAATAGAAGGCTGTTTGTTTTAACTAAAACCTCATTGCCCTCACAAGCGTATTCAATCAAGTCTTGTAGAAAAATCTTTGTTGATTCATCGATAGGTGCCATTTTCTATACCTGTATTGCTTGAAATTATACTATCAATCGAAATTATGTGATATTCTTTCGACCCGTTCCGCCAATAATGAATACGGCCAGTATCACTGTAATAAGCAATGTGGTACCCTTTCAGCAACGCATTCGTTATAAAATTAGAAACCTTCCAATTGGTGAGGGTGACAAAATCGTCACCCTCACCGTGATGACTGCGCTTCATCTAATTAGTTCCTTGAAATAGCAATTCAATCTGTGCTCAACCAATTTCTCTAACAAGTAAGCATACTCATCTTTG